AAATGCCGCTGCTACTAAAAAGCTAGCCATATTTGATGCCTTTGAAATACTTAAACGTATTGAAGAAGAAAAAAATATGTTAGAAGATAAACCTAAAAAAGTTAAAAAAGAAAAATCTTTTAAAGGTTTTGCAGAAGGGAGGTCTAAATAATGTACGAGCAAACTTTATATAAAATACTACCAGACTATATTAAACCTAAAATTTTAGCAAGAAATAATAGGTATAAAAAATGGGAATATGGGTATAATAAAGAATATGATTTTATAGTCATTAGTAAGACTGGTAAAATAGGTGAAGTATATGAAATTCAAAATCTTAAAATAGCTTTACCAGAACCTGAAAATATATATAAAAGATCTAATAAAAAAGAAGAACAATATTGGGAGGTTTCTGAATTAGATAAAGATTTAAAAAGAATAAAAACCATATTTGATTGGAAAGAATATCCAGTTGAATTTAAAGAAAAGTGGTATAATTATATAGATGAGGAGTTTAAAAGAAGAGATGAGGGTTTTTGGTTTTATAATAAAGGCAATCCTATTTATATTACTGGCACTCATTATATATACTTGCAATGGAGTAAAATTGATGTTGGGAAACCAGATTTTAGAGAAGCCAATAGGTTATTCTTTATATTCTGGGAAGCTTGTAAAGCAGACACAAGATGCTATGGAATGTGTTACCTTAAAAATCGTAGATCAGGATTTTCTTTCATGGCCTCAGGAGAGGTAATAAATCTAGCAACAATATCAAGTGATTCCAGATATGGAATATTATCTAAAACTGGTTGGGATGCTAAAAAGATGTTTACTGATAAGGTTGTACCAATTTCAGTTAACTACCCATTCTTTTTTAAACCGATTCAAGATGGTATGGATCGACCTAAAACAGAACTAGCATATAGAGTTCCAGCTTCTAAATTAACTAGAAGAAAGATAGAATTAGGTACAAAAGAAGAAGAATTACAAGGTCTTGATACAACTATTGATTGGAAAAATACAGCTGATAATAGTTATGATGGTGAAAAATTAAAACTATTAGTACATGATGAATCAGGAAAATGGGAAAGACCTAATAATATATTAAATAACTGGAGAGTTACAAAAACAACCTTAAGGCTAGGTAGCAGAATAGTAGGTAAATGTATGATGGGGTCTACTAGTAATGCTTTAGATAAAGGTGGTGATAATTTTAAAAACTTATATTATGAATCCGATGTTACTAAGAGAAACCGCAATGGACAGACAAGCTCAGGACTCTATTCTTTGTTCATACCTATGGAATGGAACTACGAAGGATACATTGATATGTATGGACTACCTGCGTTTGAAACTCCAAAGACAAAAACTTATGGACCAGATGGTCATGAAATTAAAATAGGTGTAATAGATTATTGGGATAATGAAGTTGAAGGATTAAAAAATGATCAGGATTCATTAAATGAATTTTATAGACAGTTTCCAAGAACTGAAAAACATGCTTTTAGAGACGAAACTAAACAATCATTATTTAATTTAACTAAAATATATGAACAGATAGATTATAACGAAGAAGTTAAAATGTCTGGAATTATAACACAGGGAAGTTTCCAATGGAAAAATGGTGTAAAAGATACTTTAGTAGAATTTATGCCAAATAATACTGGAAGATTTAAAGTTAGTTGGGTGCCTGAATTACAATTACAAAATAAAGTAATAACAAAAAATGGTATTAAGTGTCCTGGTAATGAACATATAGGTGCTTTTGGATGTGATAGTTATGATATATCAGGGACAGTAGATAAATTAGGATCTAATGGCGCTTTACATGGTATTACTAAATTTTCTATGGAAAATGTACCAGCTAATAGAATATTTTTAGAATATGTAGCAAGACCACAAACCGCAGAAATCTTTTTTGAAGATGTTTTAATGGCTATTGTCTTTTATGGAATGCCAATATTATGTGAAAATAATAAACCTAGATTGTTGTATTATTTAAAAAGAAGGGGTTATAGAGGATTTTCTATGAATAGACCTGATAAAACTTGGAATAAATTATCTGTTGCAGAAAGAGAGGTTGGTGGAATACCTAATTCATCTGAAGACATTAAGCAGGCACATGCTGCGGCAATAGAAAGTTATATAGAAAGTTATATTGGTCAAAATACTGATGGATATGGTGATATGTATTTTCAAAGAACATTAGAAGATTGGGCTAAATTTGATATAAATAATAGAACAAAATATGATGCATCTATTAGCTCAGGATTAGCATTAATGGCATGTAATAAAAACCTATATAAACCAACTCAAGAAAGAACAACAAAATCTATTGATCTTGGCATAAAAAAATATGACAACCAAGGAGTACGATCTCAAATAATATAAAAATGATTAAAAAAGGTATTAAAACCTCTTTCCCTAGTCAAGCAGTCAGTGACACAGAGAAAATGAGTATGGAATATGGCGCTAGAGTTGGCGCTGCTATTGAACACGAATGGTTTAGTAATAATGGTGGTTCAAGTAGATGGTCTGCTTATAAAGACTCTTTTCATTCATTAAGATTATATGCCAGAGGAGAACAGTCTATTAAAAAATATAAAGATGAATTATCTATTAATGGTGATTTGTCATATCTTAATTTAGATTGGAAACCAGTACCTATTATATCTAAATTTGTAGATATTGTTGTAAATGGTATGGCTGATAGATCATATAATATTAAAGCATATTCTCAAGATCCACACTCTATAAAAGAAAGAACAAAATATGTTAAGGATATAACTAGCGATATGGCAACAAAAGATTTTAATGATAATGTTGCAAAAACTTTTGGTCTTGATATTTATAAAACTGATAAATCAAAATTACCTGAAACTAGTGAAGAATTAGAGCTTCATATGCAACTTGATTATAAACAATCTATTGAAATTGCAGAAGAAGAAGCTATTAATAGTGTTTTTGATAAAAATAAATATGAATATTTATCGAAAAGAGTAAATAATGACTTAGTGGTTATAGGTATAGGCGCTATAAAAAATTCATTTAATAAATCTGAGGGAATTAAAATTGAATATGTTGATCCTGCTAATTTAGTTTATTCACATACAGATTCTCCATATTTTGATGATATTTATTATATAGGTGAAGTAAAAGATATATATATAAATGAACTTAAAAAAGAATTTCCAGAATTACCAGATGAAGAATTAGATCAATATAGAAAAGCAGGTAGTTTACATAGAAATACTTCTGCTGTATCTAAAAAACAAGATGATAATAATTCTGTAACTGTTTTGTATTTTGAATATAAAACATATATGAGCGAAGTTTATAAAATAAAAAATACTGCAACAGGAGGTAAAAAAGCTCTTAAAAAAGATGATAAATTTAATCCTCCAAAAAATGAAGATTACGAAAAAGTAGAAAGAGTTATTGAAGTAGTATATGAAGGTGTTAAAATAGTTGGTAGTGGATCAGAAAAAGTATTAAAATGGGAACTTAAGAAAAATATGGTTCGTCCAAAAGCAGATACTACAAAAGCTGTAATGAGTTATAATATATGTGCTCCTAGAATATATGAAGGTAGAATAGAATCATTAGTAGGTAGAATTACAGGTTTTGCTGATATGATTCAATTAACTCATTTAAAATTACAACAAGTAATGTCTAAAATGGTTCCAGATGGTGTTTATTTAGACGCTGACGCTCTTGCTGAAATTGATCTTGGTAATGGAACTAATTATAATCCGTCTGAAGCATTAAATATGTTTTTTCAAACAGGATCTGTTATTGGTAGATCAATGACACAAGATGGTGATATGAATAGAGGTAATATACCTATTCAAGAATTAAATACTAGTGGTAAAGGTGGTAAAATACAGAGTTTAATACAAACATATAACTATTATTTACAAATGATGCGTGATGTAACTGGACTTAATGAAGCTAGAGATGGTAGTATGCCTGATAAAGATGCATTAGTTGGTATACAAAAAATAGCCGCTGCAAATTCTAATACAGCTACAAGACATTTATTACAATCAAGTTTGTATTTAACTTTATTAACAGCGGAATGTATATCAATAAGAATATCAGATGTTATAGAA